AGATTTAATATCATTTGGCAAGCTGTTTCTCCCTGATGACTTCATGCGCAGCGAAACTCCCCCCTTCCACTACGAAGTATCAGATGCAATAGATGATAAGTCTGTTAAGCAGCTTGCTATTATTTTACCTCGTGGTCATGGTAAGACAGTACTAACAAAAGCATCAATACTTAAAGACTTTGTATTTTGCCCTAAAGAAGATATGTTATTTTATGCTTGGGTATCAGCAACACAAAAACTATCTGTTGGTAACATGGATTATATCAAACATCATCTTGAGTTCAATGATAGATTTACATATTATTTTGGTAAGATGAAAGGAAGTAAATGGACAGAAGAAGATATTGAGTTATCTAATGGGTGTAAACTTATATCAAAGTCTAATGTTGCTGGTATTCGTGGAGGTGCAAAGCTTCATAAAAGATATGACCTTATCATACTTGATGACTTTGAACACGAAGCAAATACTATTACAAGAGAGGCCCGTGATAAAAATGCTAATCTTGTTACTGCTGTTGTCTATCCTGCTATTGAACCTCATACTGGAAGATTAAGAGTGAATGGCACTCCAGTTCATTATGATTCATTTATTAATAATCTTCTTATTAACCATGAAAGAGCTAAATCAAATAATGAAGACTTTGCATGGAAACTAATTACATATAAAGCAGTTACTAAGTCAGGTGAATCATTGTGGCACTCTTGGTTTCCTAAGAGCAAGTTAGAAGAAAAGAAAAAGTTCTACCAAGATTCTGGCCAACCTTCAAAGTTCTATCAAGAATATATGATGGAAGTTCAAAGCGCTGAAGATGCATTGTGGACAAGAGAACATATAAAATATTGGAAAGGTTATTATGATTATGATGCTGATGAGAATCAAAGTTATCTTGTGATAGAAGGTGAAAGATTTCCTGTTAATTGTTTTTTAGGTTGCGACCCTGCTACAGATATTGATACTAAAGAATCTGATTTCTCAGTTATTATGTGTATTGCTATTGATAGCGAGAACAATCTTTATGTTCTTGAGTACGAAAGACATAGAAGTATCCCTACGATAGGAGCTAAAAATGCTGAGAATGAGATTATAGATAGAAAAGGTGTTGTTGACTATATATTAGAAATGCATCAGAAGTATCATTGCATAGCTTCTACTGTTGAAGATGTCGCAATGAATAGAAGTGTATTTCAAGCATTGAATGACGAAAGAAGAAGATTAAATAAGTTTGATGTTGCTGTTATCCCAGAGAAGCCAGGAGGTAGACAGAAGATAAATCGCATATATAGTGGACTTTCTGGTCGTTTTAGTATGGGAACGGTACATATTAGGGAAAATATGTTTGATTTAAATAACGAAATTGTTACTTTTGGACCTAGAATGGCTCATGATGACACAATAGAAGCACTTTTTTATGCGAATTTGCACTCATTTCCGCCAAATATGCGTCAAAATAGTGAAAATAAGTCATGGTTCAAGCCAAAACGTAAAGCAAAAAGCTGGATTGTAGCGTAAAAGGAGATATTATGCCAAAAGGACCAGGAACGTATGGTAAAAAAAGAGGAAGACCACCTAAGAAAAAAAAGAAAACAAAAGGTAAAAAATACTAATGTATAAGTTTGGTAAAAGAAGTAAGTCTCGTCTTAAAGGCGTAGATGCTAGACTTGTAAGTGTATTAAACGAGTTAATAAAGATAATGGATGTTACGATTATAGAAGGTTTGCGGAGTAAGGAGCGGCAGCAGGAATTATTAGCACAAGGGAAAACTAAAACAAAGTATTCCAAACACATAGAAGGAAAAGCTGTTGACCTCGCTCCTTACCCGATAGATTGGAACGATAGAGAAATGTTTCATTATATGGGTGGTATGCTTAGAGGCATTGGACATCAATTAGGATTGAAGATTCGTTGGGGAGGAGATTGGGATTCAGATGGAGATATAAACGATAACAAATTTGATGATTTAGTCCATGTAGAGATAAGAGATTAAAATGTCCTTATTAAATGACAGAAGAACATTATTAGATATTGCAACTGGTGGTAGGTATAAAACATCTAAAGATATTCCTGAAATAAAAGAACGCGCTATTCCATATTTAGAATTTTTAACAGGAGCTTCAGCTAAGACAGAATCTTATAAACCTGGGATTGCTGATATAGCTATGGCAATTCCTGTTTTAGGAGCTACTGGTAAAGTAATTAAAAAAGCTAGTACAGCTAGTGATATGTTTCGTGGATGGAGAGATAATTTATTAGAATATGCAAGTACTCTTAGTAAAAAACAACGCAAGAGAAGTGGAATAGATAGAAAAATAAGTGAAGCTTGGGATGAAGTAGGTTATGATGTTGATGCTGATAATATAAAAGCAGTTCAATCAAAACTTATATCTCTTAATAGGAATATGGGATTTGGTCAATCTGTTGCAGTTCCAGATATTGGAGGTGTTGCTGGAAGGTCTAAAATGCCAAGAGGTGATGTTGTTAAAAAACAACAAAAAGTTATTAATAGGCAATCTACAGATGTAGCAGCTGAAAAAAGAAAAAAATTCCATCAAGAAAGAATAGACAAAGGACTTTATAGAGGTTCAAGAAGGTCAGGAATATATTAATGGCAAGAAAAACACAAAAAACAAGAGCTCTAAAGAATAAACAATTATGGGATAGAGCGAATACATCATATCGTTCTAAATGGCAATCAGTATCTCAAAAAGGATACGATTTCTATCTTGATGAACAATTAACGAAAGAAGAAATGGAAGTATTGCAAGAATCTGGTATGCCTACTTTCACAATTAATAGAGTAACTCCTATTATTGAAATAATGAAATATTTTGTAACTGCGAATAATCCTAGATGGAAAGCAGTGGGTGTAACAGGAGATGATACTGATATTGCACAAGTTCATTCAGATATAGCTGATTATTGTTGGCATCTATCTAATGGTAAATCAATATACAGTCAAGTAGTTCTCGATAGTCTTACTAAAGGTATTGGATACTTTATGGTAGATGTTGATGCTGACCAAGATAGAGGTATGGGTGAAGTGATGTTTAGTAGAGTGGACCCATATGATGTTTATGTAGACCCTTCTAGTAGAGATTTTTTATTTAGAGATGCTTCATTCATAACAGTTAGAAAGAATATGACAAGAACTCAGTTAATGAATATGTTTCCTGAGTTTAAAGCGAAGATTAAAAAAGCAGCCGCAGCTTCTGAAGTTGTTACATTTTCACAAAGAGATATTGATTTATCTGCTAATATACAACCTGAAGATGTTACAATGGGTGTTAGTCCTGATGGTGAAGATGATAATATTATTCCATATTATGAGACATATACAAAAGAAAAGCATAAGTATAGAAATGTTTTTATAAGAGTAAAGCCTTCTGAAGAACAAATGGATACTATCAGAATGGAAGTTGAAGAAAAGATAACTGATTTCCAGAAAGAAGTAGAAGTTGGTCTAATGGAAAAACAAATGCAAATCGAACAAGCTGTGCAGGCTGGTGAGATGATACCTGAAAGAGGTCAATTAGAATTAGAAAGAGCTCAGAAGATGGCTGCTCAAGCTGTAGAAGAACAAAGAATGCAGTTAATGTCTGAGGCCCAAGATAAAGCAACTATCATTGACCAACAGATAATGACAGAAGCAAATTATAAGATTTTAGAAGAAAGTGAAGGAATAGTAGATGCGATTCCATTTTATGAGAATAGAGTACATCTAACTTGTACAGTTGGTGATGATGTATTTTTATATGAAAGAATATTAGAAGTAATGGAATATCCTATTATTCCTATTCCTTATATGTATACAGGAACACCATATCCAATGAGCGCTGTTACTCCTATGATTGGCAAACAACAAGAGATTAATAAAGCTCATCAAATTATGCTACACAATGCTAACTTAGCTTCTAATTTGAGATGGATGTATGAAGAAGGTTCTGTACCTGAAGAAGAATGGGAACGATATTCATCGGCACCAGGTGCATTATTGAAATACAGACAAGGATTCAATGCTCCAACACCTATATTACCAGCTCCAATTAATAATGCTTTCTTTAGTGTTGTTCAACAAGGTAAGTCAGACGCTGAATACATAGCAGGTGTTCCTTCAGCTATGATGGGTTTTACACAAGAACAACCTGAGACATATAGAGGGTTACTTGCGAATGAT